CCACCCCCCAAAAGTTTATTAATTTATATATATATTTCACAACATTTCATAACCCAACACACATATCTTTTTTAACTTTTTAATGTTATTAAAAAGATGTTTGATATGAAGGCTTATCAAAAGGAATATCGGAAGAAACACCCTAATTATTGGAGGGAATGGCATAAGAAAAACCCTTTAATGAAGTATATATATAAGACTAAGCAGTGGTTTTGTCAAAAGTGTCAGTGTAGGAAGATATTAGTATGTCCGGAATGTGGAGAAAAACATGAAATCTGAGAGACAAGAAGTCATACTTGACAAATGGCAGCGTGAAGTGTTGGAATATGATGGGAATGTGGTTCTGTGTACCGGCAGGCAGGTGGGGAAAACCTTCATAATGAGTCGGAAGGCTGTAAAGTATATGTTGGAACATGACAATTCCAACATAATCATTGTGTCGCTAACTGAGGATCAGGCTAAACTTATCATAATTATGATGTTGGACTACCTTGAGCGGAACAATCGTGGTATGATAGCGAAGGGGTTGAAGCGACCAACGCAGAATAAGCTTACACTTACCAATGGGAGTACTGCATTAGCTCGACCCGTAGGCAATACTGGGGATGCAGTTCGGGGGTTCACTGGTGATGTTCTCATCATTGATGAGGCTTCGCGGATGCCGGAGTTAGCATTCGCTGCAGCTAAGCCGACACTCTTGACCACTGCTGGACAAATATGGATGTGCAGTACGCCTTTTGGTAAGGAAGGGTACTTTTGGGAGTCGTGGTGTAACAAGCATGGTAGGTTTAAGGTGTTTCACATCTCGTCTGAAGAGGTGATAAAAGACCGACCCATCACGCACTCGTGGAGTGAGCTCAAGCGTGAGCAGGCTATGTCCTTTCTGGATTCTGAGAAGGCTGATATGTCCGAATTGCAATATGGTCAGGAGTACATGGGGCTGTTCTTGGAGGATTTGAGGAGATTCTTTGATGAGAAGTTGATACAGAAGTGTTGTATCTTGCGGAGACCGGATGTCATAAGGACTTGGGACAATTACATGGGTGTGGACATTGCACGAATGGGGGGGGATGAATCTAGCTTTGAAATCTTGCATGTGCGGGATGGGAGGATTAAGCAGGTGCAGAACATCACTACTACGAAAACTCTTACCACTGAGACAGAGCAGAAGATAAAGGATTTGAACAAACAGTATGGGCTTGTGAAGATTGGTATTGATGCGGGGAGTGGTTCTCTAGGTGTGGGGATTTATGACCACCTGTTGCAAGACCCGGAACTTAATAAGAAGGTTGTGGCTATGAACAACCGGAAGGTGTCTATGGATAAGTATGGGAAGACTCAACAGCGAATCTTTAAAGAGGATATGTATGATAATCTTAGGTCTTGTATGGAGCATGGGGAAATCACACTCCTTAGGGATGACGACTTAATTGCTTCGTTGAGGAGTGTGCAGTTTGAGTTTGTTAAGAAAGAAGGACAACTCACTAAGGTTAGGATATTTGGTAATTACACACACATAGTAGAGGGAATCATAAGAGCCTGTTGGTTGGCTAAAAAGGAAAGACATAAAAACTTGAGAATCCATTATATATGATGGCATTTACACTAACAACTTCGGGAGCAGCAACTATTAAAGCTGGGACTAATGTTTCAGCGACTATCTTAGCAGACTCTACAGCTTTAGATAAGTTCTCTGATGATGCTGAGGGGAGGATAGTAGCGGAGACTCGTAGGGATTGGGTTGATAGCTTTTCTAGTGTTGATACAGGTACTAAGGCTTTGTTGTCTGATGTGTGTAGCTCTCTTATCGCCATCCAGATGATTAATTTTGATATGAGTGGGTACACCTCTAGGGCGGAGGCTCAGACTATGTTGGATGTGAATGATAATACAGCTCAGAGAGGTTTGAAAGTGTTGAGAGACTTTAAGTCTAATAACATAAGACCATTATGACTTTCAATAGAAATTATTTAAAGAGTGCAGAGGGGGCGATTGCTTCTTATGATTATACGGATATAGCGGAAGGGACAGGGGTTGTGATATTCTATGGGTTCACAGCAAAGGATGATACAACTGAGACTTTCTTATTATCAACTCAGGCGAGTATTTATTCAAACGGGGTCATATCAAGTGCAGCGACAACAACCTCAGGGACTTATGTTCTGGAAGTTGAGAAAGACTTTGATATTGAGTTTAATTTACCTCAAAGGATTAAAGGGAAAGGTTATGCAACAATTACAAGCACTTATACTCACAATACAGGGGCGGGGAGTATGTATGTTCATGTTAAACTTAGGAAAGAGTCTGGAGGTGTGGAGACAGAAATAGCAGATGGACAAACAGCAGTTGTTAATTTTTCAGCAGCTACGGTTTATCAAACCAACACAGTACCTTTGACAATCGCAACACAAGAACATTTTAAGAAGGGTGATATACTTAGAATAACAGTAGAGGTTTATGCAAAGCAATCAGGGGGGACAGGTTCAGTAGGTTTTCTACATGACCCGGTTAATAGAACTTATGCAACAGAGGACACCGCACAGTTTATTAACTACATACCCTTTGTTTTAGATATATAAAATGGCAGACTTAGACATCAGACAAACAACAGGAACAGAACTCGACTCTAATGTAGATGACTTTAAAGTTAGTTCTGAGATACTTGACGAAGAATCTACACAAGAAGTTAAGTGGGTTAATCCTTATTTCTCTGAATATTTGGGATATTATAAGACAATACCGGAATTAAAGAAGGCTGTTGATGCTTTGGCTTATTGGGTTGCTGGGAAGGGCTTTGAGGCAGATACGAGGACTACAAATATGCTTAGATTGATTAATGGATGGGGTGAGGATAGCTTTCAAAGCATCCTACAAAACATGATTACTATGAAAAAGATTAATGGTGACGCTTTCGCTGAGATTATTAGAGATAAGACGAATAAGAACTTAATTATTAATTTAAAACCCTTAAACCCTTCAGGAATCCAAATTGTAGTTAATAAGAAGGGAATTATTGTAAGATATGAAGAATTAAACCCAAAAGGTAAGGTTATAAGGAAATATAAGCCAGAGGACATCCTACACCTCTCTAATGACCGTGTTGGAAATGAAATACACGGAGTTAGTGTAGTAGAAAGCTGTAAGTGGGTAATTGATGCTAGGAATGAGGCTATGAGTGATTGGAGAAGGATATCACACAGGGCGACTATTAGAGTGTTATATGTGGATGAGGATGACAAAGCAAGACTAGCTAATCTTAAATCAGACTATGCAACAGCAATTAATAAAGGTGAATTAATGATATTACCGGCTAGGAAAGAGGATGCTTCTTTTGAGGACTTAACACTTCCGCCACATAGGGCTTTTCTTGATTGGATACAATACTTAGAAGGCTTCTTTTATCAAGCTGTAGGCATACCTAAAATTATACTTGGTGGTTCTCAAGAGTTCACAGAGGCTAGTAGTAAGATTGGATATTTAACCTTTGAGCAAGTCTATGCAACTGAGCAAAAACTACTAGAAGATGACTTATTTGCTCAATTAGGTATAGAAATTACATTTAATAGACCGGTTTCACTTAAGGATGATGTGACTGAGTCGGAGGAGAAGAACACAGGACAAGTAGGTTTCCAACAAAATGAAACAACACCACAGGTCACGAGGAATGAATGAAAGCAACAATAGTAACAATCATAGGGATAATGTGTCTAACGATAATGGAGATAGTGGCGCTCTTGAATGGAATCAATGGGACTCTCTATACGATTATTATAGCTGTCATCGCTGGAGCAATAGGCATAGCACTCCCAACACCTAAGATAATGAAATAAAATGGTAACACCCGAAGAAAGAAAACGAATAAAAGAAGAAGCAGAGAAGAAATCAGCAAAGGGAGAACAAGTCACAGTAGAGGAATCTAGGATAGCTAGAGGAGTAGAAGACCAACCTTTAGGCGAAGGAATTGTTGAAGAATTTGATGTTGGAGAACGAGAGAAAGAGATAGGGAAGTTTATGACTCAGGGATTAAGTAGGAAAGGAGCTTTGGAGCAAATTTCCAAAGGTATAGAAGCCGAAGCACTCCCCTCACCCGTAGAGGAGAGAGAATTAGAAGAATTGCAAACAACACAACAGCAAGAACTAGAGCAACTAAGGGCGGGTATTGATGCAGCTATGGAGTTAAAACCCCGTTTTGATAGGTTAGCAGCATCAGGGGCTGTACCTTTTGAACAGGCTCAACGAGTAATAAATAAAGGATTAAAAGCTGTTGGTTTAGGACTTTCTGATGAGACACTTAAGAAGCGACAGAAAGCATCCTTAAAGAATCCTATGTTTAAAATCTTAACCGGAGGGGTTGGTGTGGTTGGAGATATTGAATTATTTGGTTTTAAACTTTCTGATTTATATGATGATTCTGATACTATTGATGGGTTGATTAGTGAGGCTAAGACATTAAGAGAGATGTCTGAAGCAACTCTTAAAGGCGCTAGAGATTCGAAGAATTATGCCGAAGGAGCAAGAGCATACGAATCTATTGAAGGAGCAATTAGGAATAAATATGCTATAGCTATGAGATTGCAAAGGGATGACCCTACATCTAGGAGAACGGGATTAAATGCTGCTGATGACCTCACTAGAGACTTAAATAGAGCAATACGAGACAGACAGATTCTTGAGAGGGCAATAATAACCGGAGACCCTACAGAGTTAGATAGTAGAATTGCAGATATTGAATTAGAATAATCCTTAAAAACTATCTTTTCTTATAATATTTATGACAGAGGAAAATAAAGAAGAAACAAAACCAATTTCTATGGATAATGGAAATCTAGTGGTTGAAAAGAAACCTTCTATGATTCTTGAAGCTCACGAAGCAGCTGAGAAGCTCAAAGCTGAGAACGATAGACTTGAGAAGAATATTGCTCAACTTCAAGAAATTAAAGCTGTGGAGACTCTAGGTGGGAAGTCTGATGCTGGTGAACAACCACC